CTAGGGTTAGGCGAGTAATCGCCTAGCCTTTCTTTAGGTGTATATTATTTATTAGTATGGTTGATAAAAATATAACTTTAGTAGGGCAGATATGAATAAAATATATTTAAGTATCTGTGGCGAATAGTGAATCTTCGGAGTATTTTTAGATGATACTTGTTGCAACAATAGTATGCACCTTAAGAAAGGCAAAATAATATGACATTTGAATATGGAATAATTATGTTCTTATATGGTATGATTGCAATATTTATAGGTGCAGTTATAGTTTATAAGGTTATTAATATAATACAACAAAAAGAAAAAGAAAGGAAAGATGATGAGATATAAATATAGAGTTATAGACATAACTGAAAATGAAAACAATGACAAGGTAGAAGCTATGGAGTCTATGTCATTAAAGAAACTACAAAAAAAGTTAGACCATAAAAAATTATATAAAATAGAATATACAAATAAAAAAGGAAATCATATAATAACACACGTGTCAGGTATTGAACCCAAGTAGTATATACTACCTACCCCCAGAGTGCAGAACATCATAGCATATTTTTAAAAAAAAGTCAATCGTGAAATATATAAAAACTACTAGACAAATTGACGCAGATATGATATAAGGATAAATACTAATGAATATATTTCATCTACACAAAAACCCAAAGACATGTGCTGAATATCATTGTGATAGACATGTAGTAAAAATGATATTAGAAACTGCACAAATGTTATCAACTGCATATCAAAAACATTGTGGCGAAGATACTAACTTATATAAACCTGCATATCCCAAACACCCTATGACAATATGGGTAGGAGAATCTGTAGAAAATTTTAACTATGCACATTTACTTGGTAAAGAATTAGGAAAACAATATACACATAGATATGGTAAAATACATAAGTCATCTAATATTATAAATGCTTTTCATAATGGTAGATTACAAAATGTAGAAGATAGATTTCCTTCACAATATTTTACACCACCACCACAATGTATGCCAGATGAATACAAGCACAAAGATTATATTACTGCATACAAACAATATTATATTGGTGAGAAAAAAAAATTTGCAAAATATACTAAAATTGACTTTCCAGACTTTATGTGTTAATGTGTATATGTATTTAAGGGGGTACATCAACCTCACACTAGGACTAGTCTAAGTCGTATAAGCACGCAAGTGTCGGCAAGGTTGGATAATTGCCTTAATGGTGTACCCCTTGAAATACATACAATCAAACAAAGGAGAATCAATGCCAGATTTAAGAACACATGTATTTGAAGATGGATATACACTTCAACAAAATATGTTATTACGTGCATTAAAAATGCAGGCAGAACATGGAATGCTTATGACTAATCCAAGAGTAACTGGATATACTTCATTTGCAAAAGCAGTCATAGGTGTATTTAAACTAGGAGATAAGACACCAAAGACTTGCAAAAAATTATATGAATATTTAGTTAGTAAAGGATATTATGAAAGCATTAATAAGAAAACTTAATACATGGTCATTGTATTACCGAACAGAAATTATTTGGTTTAGCATTGGGTTTATAGTTGGAGCAATAATATTATGATAGAAAAAAAATATACATTAGATGAAATAACTGGTGCTTGGTATGAATGTTATGGAGAATATATGGAAGATGAGTACGAAGGTTTTATACAATTTTTAAAAAACAAAAAGGAAGAAGATGAAAATAAAGGAGATTGAAAAAAAGATAGGCACACTATCTAATCCCAGTAAAATGCCTGCGTTTGGTTGGGGTATATCTGCAAAGCATTGTAAGACTGGGAGTAAGTTGGCAAAAATAAAAGGTACTATCTGTCATTCTTGCTATGCATTAAAGGGTAGATATGTATTTAGAAATGTATTTGATGCACACGAAGTTAGAAGAAAAGCAATAGAACTAAATGAGTGGGTAGATTATATGTCAATGTTACTGACCATAAAATACAAAAACCTAGATAAATCAAAGAAATATCATAGGTGGTTTGATGCAGGTGATATACAATCTTACTCACATTTAATGAAAATATTTGAGGTGTGTGAGCATACACCACAGATAAAGCATTGGTTAGCCACAAGAGAGTATCAATTTATTAAAGACATCAAAGAAGAAGATGTACCAAAGAATTTATGTTTGCGTGTATCAGCAATTAAAGTAGATAGTCCACCACCTAACTTTTGGAAATGGACATCTGGTGTACACAAAGATAAACCTGCAGTAGGTAGGGAATGTCCTGCACCTAAACAGAATGGTGAGTGTGATAGTTGTCGTGCCTGTTGGAGTCGTGAAGTTAAACAAGTAAGCTATAAGGAGCATTAATGACAGAACAAGATAAACAAGATTTAATATTCGCAAGTAGTTATTATTTATTTGAAAGTTTACCTAATGAATTTGTAGATTGGGAAGAAGATAAATTAAATGAATGGATTGAAGAACATGCATGGCAACCTTTTGAAAATTGGGAAGGCGAAGACTTGTGGATTGAAATTGAAAAACTAGCAGATGGAGTAAGAGAATATATAAAGGAGAGCAAAGATGAATAAAAAATTACCAGATATATATAACATAAGAAGAGCATTAGAAGATT